CGGGGATGCTGCTCATCAAGGCAGGTCCTTTCTTTTCCTGGTTTTGTAATGTACCATAAACATGAAAACGGGTTAGTCACCCAATCCTTCGACTTCTCAAAGTTCTATCTTTCGTCCTGGCTGGCGCCGTTTTTTACGACCGATTAGAACCGATTCATGGGAAGGAGAGCCTTTTGCACACGGTATTCCGTCCAAGAAGGCACGACCTAGCAAATTCCTTGATCCAAACATCTTTCCGGGTGCTTACGATTATTGGAGAGATTTGCCGTCGCGTAGTTCGATGTACGAACGATACGATGCTTTTGGTTGTGACCTTGACGTTAATATTTGCGAGGCCTCGTTGGACAAGGCCGTAGATGATGTTCAATCTATGTTCCTTACACATTACAAAGATAAACTTCAAGTTAGTAGTATCACCGAATCTTTAGATCGGTTGCCTAGCGATACTTCTGCTGGTTTTCCTTTTGTGTCTGGAACTAAGAAGAACGATGCCCGCAAACATCTACGTGCCTTTGCGGCAAAACAATGGCGGGATTTAAGTGTTAAAAACAAATTTGAGGTGGTACCTTGCCTCTCTGGAGTTAGAAACACTATCCGTCCGATCGGTGAGAATAAACCTCGTCTAATCTTTGCGTTTCCGGGCTACATAAACGTTCTTGAAACACAATTTCTTGATCCGTTTATGTGTGACCCACCGCCTTTTACAGGGTGGTATTTCAATTGGTTAGACGATGGACTTTCTTACGATCGTTACAAAAACTTGAGACATGGAGCCAATTCTTGGGCAAACGTCGATTTGAAAGGGTTCGACGCTTCAGTTTTATCTAGACTGATTCGTTTAGCTTTTTCTATTCTTCGCAATTGCATGGAATTGACAGACATCGAGGATTTGATGTTAGAAAATTTGGTTGAGTATTTCATCCATACGCCACTCGCTATGTACGGCGAGTTGCGTCAGAAACACAGAGGCATTCCGTCCGGTTCATCCTTTACTGGATTGATCGGAACGATTGTTAACATGCTTAGTGGTTTCTACGCATCACACAGGTCCGATAGGTATTCCATAATTCCTTCGAAATGTGTTTGGTTGGGTGATGATAGCTCTTTGTTCTTTGATGAGGGCATGGTATTCGAGGATTTCGAAATTCATTACCTTAGTTATTTTGCGGAACTGGGACAAACTGTAAATACGGTCAAGACCGTTTACAAGATTTGTGGATTGATACCATCACAAGTATCTTTCCTGGGAAAGACTTTCCTTACCACGAACCGAGCCTATGGTATCGATTACGATAAACTTGATGCTCAAGCCATGTTACCCGAGAAAAGCGACAAAGATAAATTCGATGTTGCTAGTAGACTGATCGGGTTAGCATGGTCATACGGTATGGATTGGAGTGCTTACGATAGACTTCAAACCGCCTATGACTCGCTACACATCGGAGAACAAAGTGTTATGCCTCGACGAGAGGTTCTAGCATTTGTACGCCGAGTCCTTGGAGTGGATGTAGACCTTACATCCTTTCCTTCTTTTGATTCGATTCAATTTCGGTATTTTGGAACGCTGCTGCAGCCGGTCCCATATTATACGAAGTGGATTAGGTTCAAGCAATGGGAATAGAACCCCCACAATGATAGTAAACTATCTGTGATCATCACATTAACTGAGAACAGCCGCCTGAAGCTTAGAAAGGGGA